TTTTTGCTTTGCATCATTCATTACCGCCATTGCGTGAATTCGTGCTCTCAAGTTTAGTCTGTCTATCTCTTCATAAGTTTTAGACCTGGAATTATCAACTTTGTTAAGTTTTTCCATTAACAAAATGTTTCTGTACTTGGAATAGGCTGTCAATAGGTCCGCAATAAAAGTGATGGACATTCTCTTATATTTGTATATGTCAAATTCAAATCTTTTCATTGCAGCACACTCAAAGGCTACCGGTATCTCATTAGGACCTAATGTCATAAAGTTTCGTTCAATGAAATAGTAGCATTCTTTTAAGATGTTTCTTTCGCTGTCAGGACTATACCCAAAGTATTGCTCACAAGCATTGATAAGGCTACCGATAATAAAATCCATATTCACCTCTTTGTCTGTGTCTTTGATTTGGTTGTTAGTTCCTATGAACATCTCTTCGAAGATTGATCTAATGTCCTTTGATTTCTCGTTTAAGTTTAGCAACGAATTCGCTTGTTGTGAGTTTTGGTTTAGCAGTTCCATTTTGATTTGATTTTTTAGGTTCGAAAATACCTTGCCATTGATTGGCAATGCTGTTATTGATTGATTGAATTATTTCCTCTTCTGTGAATTGGTTTAACCAGGAATCTAAAGTTTTTATTCTTTGGTCGATTGCTGCTTGTGACTTGTATGGTTTTTTAATGTCACTACGATATTTGAAATATTGGTTTAGTGTTTCGATAAGATAGGGAGAAAATCTTTGAGGATAAAAATATTGAAAAACAATTTTCTCTTTCTTTACTTTTTTCTCCTCCTTAACAACTACCGATTTGTCAAAATCGTCTTTTATTTCTTTTATATTATTTTTATTATTTTTATTTCTTTTATATATGTGCACGTTTTCGTGCTCAGGTAGCACATATTCGTGCTCGATGGGCACATATTCGTGCTTGGGTAGCACATATTCGTGCTCGGTGGTAACGGATTCGTGCTCTATGTTTTCAGGCACAAATTCGTGCTCGATATCAAATTCGACATCTAAACTTTTAAAATTTATACTTAAACATCTCAATCCATTGCTGTCATACTGGGTAAAAATGAAATTGTTTTTCCTTAGATCAGATAGCATATTTTTTACTCTGCCACCTGACAAACCAATTATCTTTCCGATGTTGTCATTTGACATCTTACAGTAGTTCCCAGTCTTTGAGTAGTTATGTATCAAAGACATTAAAAACTTCTCTGTAGCGTTTAAATTTGGATGCAGGAATATTTCTTTTGGAATCCACATACCTTTGAAATTGTCATTCATAACTTAAATTAAAAAAGCCTCCAAAAGTGCGTGTAGTAGCAGATACACAACACCTCGAAGGCTCGTAATTGGGTTATATTTCTTTAAACTATAATTTGACTGCTACACCAAAATATAATTTTGACTCAAAATAAGAATTTATATTTACTTTTTGTGCCTTTTGTGTAATAATTTATTTTTTCCTGCTCTAAGTCCATTGCCTTAAAAAGTATATACTTTAAGTATATCCTTTTGTTTTTCTCTGTGGACATCCATTCCAAAATAGCGTTAAACTTTAATGGTTTTCTCATTTGATATGGAGCAGGAATCCGATTGATAAAATCATTTGTACTGTCCTTTATGGCAATCTGTATCAATTTACCAGGATTAATATCGTCAGGAACAAAGTATGAACTTGTGACTAACTTCTCATAATCCTTTGTGGACCATTTACCCTCTACAAAAGTTTCAAAAATAGCAGAAGCCGCTTCCAACTTAGTACAAGAAACCCCATTTCTGAGGCTCTTGACTAAATATTGAACATTTTCTACAAAATCGTTTCCTTCATTACTGGCTCTAAAATATGTTCTAAACATTGCTAATCGATTAAATAAGGTTAGACAATTCTTGTTTCTGCTCTGATGTCAACTTATACATCTTCATTGCTTCTGCAATTCTTACCAATGGCTTCTCCTTTACCCAGTTGAATACCTTTTCCCATTTGTCTTCTGGTACTTCTTTTTGGTAGGTTAACTGTTCCTTTTGGATCGGAGCACCAATGGCATCTGTATCAGTATCGACATTAATACATAGGATAGCAGAAAGGCTGTATCTCTTTGCATAAGTGATTCCACCTCCCATATCCTGAAGAGCATTGGTCCCCTTGTTGCCTGACATTGGAGAAAATGGCATCATTGATGTTCTGAATTCGCCACTTGTATGATAGATAGTTGTTGATAGAAAATCCCCAGTCATATCCTGACAGATCACAAGACCGCATTCGATAAGCATAGGTCTAATAGTTACAAGCAAATTGTCTAAGGTTACATACCCATTTTTTAAGTGAGCATTTTTCCCATCTTTTTTAAGACTGGCGTTTTGGAATAACCCTTGAAATTTTACAAGGGCCTTAACCAGTTCTGTGATTGTTTCACTTTGGATTAGATGTTCATTTACGTTTTTCATAATTTGGTAATTTTATTGGTTATTTAATTTGAATAAGAGTGTAAGTGTTAGTCAATTGGTTTATGACTTGAAAAAATGATTTGTCATCGTGATCTTCATTGTCATCCAGGCCTAATTCTAATTTGTCATCAATATCAAGGTCATCGATGTTTAATTCATACATAGTTAATGATTTAACTAATGACAGCATTTGTACATTAGCACCATCGATATGGAAGAACATATCTTTGACATATTCTCCATAAAGTTCAATTAATGCTTTTTGCTTGTACTCTGGTAAGTGATTGAATGGTTTCATAAATTTGATTTGTATTGGTTAAAAATGTAATAACGAATACAAATATAAACTTATTTTTACATTTATCAAATCTTTTGAGAAAAAATATTTATTTATTTTAATCCTGGTATTGGTCCTTTAGGAGTTTAATTATTTGCTCCTTATCTCTGATCGTTGTTTCCAACTTTGTGTTATTCTTTTCGAACATTGACCGTATCTCTTCCAGATGTTTATGATGGTCATCACGGATGTTCTGTTGCTCTTTTAAGAATGTTGCATTTAAGTCTTTCATTTGCTCCTTTGTGTCTCTTAACCAAAAGTATAAAACAGCAGGAACACCAAAACTGCTTATAATTTTAATAATTTCTATTTCGCTTATTATGCCTCCAGTGAACAAAAGTAGTGCAGCACCTGAAACAACATCGACCATTCCGTGATGACTCATATAAAAAGTTTAAGATAGGTTATCAATAGTTAATCCGAATAAAGATGCTAAAGAGTAAGCATCAGTTGCCATATCACCATTTACAATAGTATAGCCACATTCAAACAATGTGATATTATTATTGGCATCTAATGAAACGTGTATAGAAAAGTTGTCTACATATTGGCAGAAATCCATATTCAACGTGTGTTGTTTGCCATTGATATTTATCTGATCTCCACTGATTAAAATCTCTTGTAATAATCTCATACTCATATTGCTTTATTTAATATAACATTTACTAATCTTAATGTAGTGCTATCCGCTGCATTCCCCAACTGAATAGCCACAATGATATACTGATTTTGTGTCCAGTCGATACTAACATCACTGGCAGCCACAGTTGACAATGAAGCACTATCTGTTAAGGCTCCAGAAGTAGCAGCAATAAAGTTTGTTGTGGCCCCATCGACATTGGCAGTTCTTTCTACTAAAAAGAACCTACCATTTAAGTTCGTAGTTGCATAAGTCGCTAATAGTGTTGCACCACTTAAACTGGCAGCAGTATTGATATATAATCTTACTGTTGGATTGGCCGCCGATCCTGCAGGTTTTGTAAACTTTGTCGCAATCTGTAACCCATCCCCAGTTCCAACTTTATTTGCATCAATCAATTTAGAATATACTAAGGTATTATTTGTTGTACCAGTATGCGTTGTATTCGGAGAGGCTTGTGCTAATAATTGTATTTTTGGTACTGTATTCTCCCATCTTAAAGTTGATCCGTTGTATTGTAATATTTCGCCATTCGCTAAAGTTGTCGGATAAGCAACATCGTGTAATTCGCCTAATTCCCAACCATTCATAACTTTTACATATATCTTACCGTGATTAGCGTGAGCGTACTCTACATAACCAATAACAACTATATGCTGTGGTGCTGTAGGCTTAACATTAGTTATTTGTCCTGCTGTTGTAGGAGATAGATATAACACATCACCATCTGCCCAAGTTTCTCCTTGTAAACTGCCAGTAGTGTTTATATCTTCCAACTGACCTACTGTGATAATAAACCCCTCCTGGTTTGTTGCTATTGTTTCTGTAACCAATCCAATTGTGTCAGCACTATTATTGTCATTATTTGCTTGAGCCAAAGAAACTGCCAATCTTTGCCCTTGAGCACTACTTACTCTTACCGCCTGGTATGCTGCTTTAGTTAATGTAGTATTTGGCGTAACCTTATTGACTACCCTTGCAACTAAATCGATACCACTCTTTATTACAACATTACCTCCTTTTAACCCTAAATCTAAAGTACCACCAGTATCATTCCATACCAATTGACCTTCAGATGCTGTATCAGTAGTGCCAGTGTTAAAATCAAGTTTATCGACATCAACAATATCAAGGTTTCCTGCTGAATTGCCAACAGTTAAAACTTGCGTAAGATTCTGTGATCCACCACCGCCAGTTACCCTAAAAAAAAAAGAGTCAGCCAATAAATCCAACAAATCGTAAGCGTCTCCAGAGAATGAAACAACAGCAGCAGGTTCTATCTGTGTGCCAGTTATTTCAGTAGTTACAAGCGTTGTAATTTTGTCGCTATTCGCATAAACATCGACAGTAGTATCAGAAGTCCATTGAATAAAAGAATCGCTTACAAGGCGTTTAATTACGTTTCCTGAATTATCCTTTAGGATAACATTGCCATTGGTTAATTTAACTATGATCATTTTAATAGAATATTATATTTGTTGAATTATTCTTTTGTCTTTTACAAGTTCTGCAGAAGCCATACATACCATAAGAACCACAATTACACCAGTGACTATTGTTACCACATCCACACTCATCCTCACAACTTCCACAACTATTGCAAGGGCAGTGCTTACTATTGAATAAAGGATAAGAGGCTTTATTTTGACAAAGATAGTCCTGGATAATATCTTTTAAATTTTCCATTCTTTGCATCATTGTGTCCTGCATAAACTTTAAAGCACTCATACCACCATTCTGTGCAAATTCACTGTCATTTTGAAATATACCTTTACTCGTAACATTCATAACAATAAATGGCAAAGCCTCATACCATACGATATAAGAATTAAATCTCAATAGGTATAAGGTCCACAATGTTTCATAGTTAGGATCAGTTGGAAATTTGTCAACTAAAGGACCAGCATCTGGATTGTAGTTACTCACTAAAGTGTTTTGATTAGCGACCATATCATTATATAATGCACTTCCTAACAGATGTATCAAATGTCTCTCCTCTGCACTTTGTATGTGAGGAGCAATTTGATTGATGTCAAACCTGGCATTTACTGGAGCCGCTCTATAAATACCAGTATTTACTACTTCTTGTGGTTTAATTAGTTGCATCTTCTATTGTGTTTTGTTCTTTTTGTAATGGTGCAAATCCTAATTCCGCTCTTTGTTCGTCTTGAGTCAATACCTTATCAATTGTCAAATCTGCCATAAATGATACTGGAGTAGGTTTAGCAATATCCAAAGCAATGTTTGTCCAATTGTTACCCAACCAAATACCTGCATCCTGAATAACTGGGTTTAAAAACTTACCCAAGAACATCCTTTGCATTGGTCTGATAACAGTATTATAAACGATCTCAAATTCAGAACGTATCATTTGATTGCTTCCTAAACTACCAGGCTGTCTCAATCCAGTCAAAGCAACAGTCCATCTGTGAGCACTTACAATGGCTTCTTGTGCCATCTTTTGCAATTGTAAGAATTCGCCCTCGTTTTGGTTGGATAATATCTGTACATCGGCTTTATATGTCTCATCTCTCAATGCTTGAATAAACATCTTACTGTTGTTTCCAGTACCGGTGAAGCAGGATTTCATTGCAGCAACTAATTCTTGTGCCTCTTCCTGATTTGTTGAACCATATAAATTAACGATAGCAGAAGGAGTGAAACCATTTTCAAACTTGGATTGGTTAAATTTAGGGATTCTATATTCTATTTCTGCCCATATTTTAGCAGCAACCCATTCAGGTAACCCCCAATACATCAATGTACTATCATAATTCTTTAGATGGAAGATTGATTTTTCTACACCGTCAATTACTTCGAATTTTGGAAAGATAGGATAGTCGATTGGTGCTTCAGGGGTTATGTACCAGGGCTGTTCAAATTCACTTGTAACGCCAATATGAGTAGGGTTTAACTGATACCTTCCTGCTTTCTTTGGTCTACACCATGTGATGGGTAAAAGTCTAAGTTGATATTTTCTTGTATTACCTACCTTTATCTTAGAAATCTCGATAAAAGCATTGCCAAAGTTATTAAAATCTGTAATAATTTTATTCGTAAGTTCATCAATGTTTTCCCCTTCAGCATTTACTTGTTTTAAGAAGTTATTTAACGTAAGTTCATCGACAATATCTAAATTTTGTTCTTGGATTTTTTGCTTTCTTACCGATGGGAGAGGATCCATTGTCGCAGCAGCAACACTATAATAGCCATCACCCATAAAGTAAGATACCTTTTGCTGAATGATTGATGCCGTTGTGCTTGAATTATTACAAATGGCCTGTATTCTGTCCAGTGCCCATAAGTCATAAGTCTGGAAAGGGATGTATTCAATTACAGATTGGTCTAAAAACCTTTTTGTAGGTTCTGCAAATATGTCATCCGCAAGGAAAGGAGCCAGGCCTAACTGAACAGTTGTATAAGCATTAACATTCGGGACCGACTTCTGTGAAATCTGTGTATTTTGGCGTTGTGTCTTGACTCTCTTCTGTTGTCTTGGCGTTGTCATACTGCTTGTTTTTTACTTTTTTGGTTGTGGTAATATAATCGACTCCTAAGTGATAAAGATGTTCCAATTGTTCTTGTGTTGCATCTTTTAATACTACCTTGAATTTAGCACAATATGCTGTATTATTCAAAAATGACTCTTTAACTTTAAACATAGTTTTTAAATTTTGAAAAGGGATGCCACTATTGCTAATAGCACCCCTTTAATGTATAGAAATCCAAGAGAAATATTAAGGAATTACAGTCGCAGTTGCCAATGGGTAGGCTTGGATTGTAGTTCTTGCTGTAATTGTTACAGTTGCTTGGTTCTGATCATTGATTGCAGTACCAGTTGTAGTCTCAACATTTGTCAATTGAGCAGGGAAACCAATACCAGCATTAGTTAAAGAATTTGTAGTACCCCAAATCCATCTTCCACCACCGTTCTCAACGTGGATAACTACAAAACCACAACAACAAGCCTGAAGTTCTGCAATAGCATCTCTCGTGTCTTGTGAGTGACAAGGGAAAGATCCAACCAAAGTTTGATTGATAACTGTGTTACAGTTTGTTCTCTCTAATGTTTCAGTCCAAGAACCAGTCTCCTGGTATGGAGTGAATTCATAGAAAGAAGCACCACCCACCATAGTAATGACAGTTACTTCCCCACTAACAAAAGTAAGGGAAGCGACATCGTCAATACTTGCAAGGTAGAACTTATCCAAACCACCAGCACAACTTGTGGAGCAGGAAAGTGATAAACCATTTGTTAAGCAAGACATATTATATGTTTTTTATTTTGTGAAAAAATTTTAGTACGCAACAGCCATCAATTCATTGAACTTGTAGTTGAAACCAAGATAGAATTTGATTTTTGCTTTCAATTTATCTTCAGTTTTGTCAAACCAAGCATCGAATTGATTTTGGAAGTTGTTAATGTCAGTTCCTAACACCAAGTTCTTTCTTTCTGTATAAAGAACATAGTTAGCATCAGAAACACCTTGATATGCCTGAGCATAACCTTGCCAATCGTACATAGGCTTCACTTCAATACCATTGAATGATAAAGCAGAAGCACCATTTATTTGTAGTTCTAAGTGCATATTTGAAGATACACCTGCGTTTTGTAGGTCCTTCAAATATTGTCTGTAAACATTAGCAGAAACTAAGAATACTTTTGAACCTTCAGGAGTTGCTTGTAATACGTTAGAAGCGTTCTCATAAACAGCGTTTAATAGATCAATACCATCACCAGCAGTCAAAGGAGTACCAGAGTTAGAGTTGATGTAAGGAATCATATTAGCAGCAACTAATTGAGGAATGTATACAGACCACATAC